CGGTTGGATAAGCTATACTGTTGTGTATTTGCAACGTCGGAGGGCGGGCGATTCCCCCGTCGCGTGAACGCGACGGTCCCCTCGCCGCGAATTTATGGACGTCAATTCGCGAGTCAAGGTCCGGGGCAACTGGGGTACCTGGCTTGTCGTCAAGATCACGCGCGGCCCGCGCGGTGACTTTTGCGAGGTCATCCCCCTTGACCATGAGGCTGAGCGGGAAGGCCGGCATCGCCTCACCGTCCCCATCGACGCGGTAAGCGTGGCATGAGCGCGGTTTACTGGTTCGCGGGATTCCTTACTGGCTTCGGAATGGCCTTGATCTGGGTACTGGATCGCAGGGGCTTTCGTTGATGAATCTCCGCACACGTCTCGCTGACTGGTGGCAGTCGGTCACCGAATTCGTTGTCACTCTACGCCTCATCGTGGTCATGATCGCGGTCCAAATCTGGCGATCGATCACCGGCAATAACGAGCCCGAACTATGACACGCTCGATCGCGCAGCTCAGTACCTTCGCCGCCGGCGGAGCCGGCACAGCGGTTATCGGCATGATCACTCAGGAGCAGCTCCTGGCCTGGGTCGGCGTGGCCGCCGCCGTTGGGGCCGCGATTGTGAGCTGGGTCCTCTCGCAGCGCGCCAAGATCCTCGAAGAGCAGCGCCGCCAGGACTGGGCCGACTTCCTTCTCGACTGGAGGAAACAGCAGGCCCTCGCCGGCAAGCTCGACCCAACCCAACCCCTGGAGCTCCCCAAGTGACCGGCATCCAGCGAGCCATCGAGAACCTCGGCAACGAAGTGGCCGAGCTGCAAGCGAGCCACGACAAGCTCGAACTGGCCAACGAGGTATTGGAACGGAAGCTCGCCCGGACTCTGGCGGATCGCCAGCAATTGGAGGACCAGGTGAAGCAGCTTCAGCAGATGGTCACGTACCCACCCAACGCCAAAGCGCCGGAGCGAGCTTGATGGATGCCCGATACTGGAAAGCCTACCCCGACTTCACGCCGATGGACGGCCGCGACCTGATGGTCTCCGCGCGCCTGGGCAGCGACCCGGTGAAGCGGGTCTACGTCGCGTCCCTCGATCCCGAGTCAAGGCACTGGACGATCAAGTACCCCGAGGCTCTCAAGAACGAGCAGCCCGACGAGGGGCTCCGCGTCTGCCACTGGGCGGAGATGCCCAGGCCCTATTGATGACACGGTGACCCGATGGCGGCCACGAAGAGGACAAAACGGACACTTAAAAAGACCTGGCCGCAGAAGTTTCTGGAGCGGTTAAGGCAGACCGGGAACGTAGGTGTCTCCGCGAAAGCGGCCGGCATCGCCCGCAGCCAGGTCTACCACTGGAGAGGCACGCACCCTGACTTCGCGGCTGGCTGGGACGAGGCCCTGGAGGACGCGGTCGACGCGCTGGAGGCGGAGGCCCGCAGCCGGGCGATCGAAGGTGAATCCGACGTCCTGCTCATGTTTTTGCTCAAGGCCCATCGGCCCGCCAAATACCGCGAGCGTGTCCAGGCGGAGCATACCGGAGGCGTCACTGTCCGCGTGATCTATGACGGAGATCCAGATCCGGCTCCCCCGGCCGCACCCGGCGCAGGCGCAGGTATTATCACAGGTTAAACGGTTTAACTGTCTGGCGATGGGCAGGCGCTGGGGCAAGAGCACTCTCGGCATTCATCGCCTGGCGAAGCCCGCCCTGGCCGGCAAGCCTACCGGCTGGTTCGCGCCGAGTTACAAGTACCTGTCTGAAGCCTGGCGGGACTTCCACCGGGTCCTCAAGCCGATTATCGTCCGCAGCTCCGCGACCGATCGGCGCATCGAGGTCTTAGGCGGCGGGTCGATCGAGTTCTGGTCGCTCGTGGACCCCGACGCCGGCCGCTCCCGCAAGTACCAGAGGGTTGTGATCGACGAGGCCGCCAAGGCGCCCAACCTTGAAGCGACATGGAACGAGGCGATCCGCGCGACCCTGGCCGACTATCGCGGGGACGCGGATTTCCTTTCGACTCCCAAGGGGCACAACTTCTTCTGGAAGGCGTTCGCCTGGGGTGAGGAGCGGCGTGACGGCGAGTGGATGTCGTGGCGGTTCCCGACCGCCAGCAACCCATTTATCGCCCCCGAAGAGATCGAGGCCGCCCGCAAACAGCTTCCCGAGCGAGTGTACCAACAGGAATTCGAAGCCACATTCCTTGATGACGCTGGCGGCGTGTTCCGGAATGTCTGCGCGTGTATCGACCGTGGGCGGAACACGAACGAGCCGGCGAAGAAGGGCCTGCGGAACTACAGCACCGGCATCGACCTCGCCCGCACCGAAGACTTCACGGTGATCACCACGCTCGACTGGCAGGGCAAGCAGGTCTACTTCGAGCGGTTCAACCAGATCAGTTGGGAGCGGCAGATCGCCGCCATCAAGGCGGCTCTCGCCAAGTACCCCGGCACTGCGTACATGGACACGACCGGAGTAGGCGACCCCATCTACGAGGCGTGCCAGAAGATCGGCTGCCGCATCCAGCCCTACCAGTTCACCAACGCTTCGAAGGTCGAGATCATTGACGGCCTGGCGCTGGCCTTCGAACGGGGTCAGATCAGACTCATGGACATCCCCGAGCAGGAGAATGAGCTGATCGCCTTCGAGTACCAGATGACCCCTGGCAGCCGGACTGTGAAGATGGCGGCACCCGAGGGAATGCACGACGACTGCGTGATCGCCCTAGCCCTCGCGCGGCACGGCCAGGGGGCGCCGCGGTTACCTCTACTTATGAGCCTCTGATGAGCAGCCTCGACAAAAAGACACGTCCCATCGAGCGGAAGGTGCCCGAACGGGTCGCCGCCATGACCTGCCTCTCGTGTCCCAACTGGGAGGCTCTGCCCAAGAGCATGGGCGTCTGCCACCTGAGCCCGCCCGCCTGGGATGGCGTCTGCTACAGCGCCCCGATCACAGGCGCCGGCTACTGGTGCAGCCATCACCCCAACCTCGCCTCCCGTCGCCCCGGAGAACGCCCGAAGTGAGCAGCCCGCTGATCCTGCCCCCGTCCGCCAAGCCCGACCAGCCCGAGCAAGGCGAGCCCCAGCTCGCCCTGGGAATGCGCCTCGACGCGACGACCGTCTGCGTCGACATCCGCTCCGTCTTCCGCTTCACTCCCGAGCAAGCCGAGGACGTGGCCAGGGGCCTCCTGGGCGCGGCACGCCAGGCCCGCGAGCTTCGCTCCGCCGTGATCAACCCGAACCCCATCGTGAACTGACATGCCACGACCAGGCCCGCTAGCTCGAATGACCGGAGGCATCGGACGCGGATTCCGCGCGCTCTTCCGGATGGCCTCCATGACCTTCCAGGGCTACGGCGGCCAGGGCTACGGCTGGCGTCTCCTGCTGCCGGGGAGCCAGTACGACTATGAAGCCGCCGCAGGCGACCTCTGGCGCAATAGCGCTGTTGCAGCGTGCTTGCGGTGGCTTCGCATCAACTTCCCCGAGCCGATCCTGGAAGCGTGCCGTGACCTCAAGGACGGCACGGTCGAAGCCATTCCGGGCCACGAGTGCGTCCGCCTCTTGCAGCGCCCCAACCCGCATTATGACTGGTGGACCTTCAGCGCCGCATGGGTCCTCTCGGCTGTCGTCGACGGCAACAGCTACGCGCTGAAGATCCGCTCCAGCGCCGGCAAGGTGATCGAGCTCTGGTGGATTCCGCACTGGCTCATCTGGCCTCGCTGGGAGCAGGACGGGTCAGAGTTCATCGGCTGGTACGAGTACAGCGTTAACGGCAAGATCATCCGCATCCCGCCCTCGGAGGTCATCCACTACCGCCAGGGCATCGACCCGCGCGACGACCGCAAGGGCTTCTCCGAACTCAAGCAGTGCGTCCGCGCGGTCTGCGGGCTCAACGAATGCGACACGTACACCGCCAGCATCATGCGCAACATGGGAATGCCTACGGCGGTTATCAGCTTCGACGGCGACGGAATGGTCCAGCCCGACGACCTGGAGGAACTCCAACAACAGTGGCGGGAGCGGTTCGCGGCCGAAGGTCGCGGCTCACCTCTCTTCAGCCCTCGCAAGATGACCGTCGCACGGCTCTCCATGTCGCCGGAGGAGCTGAAACTCGATGAGCTGCCCGCGCGGCTCGAAGATCAGGTGCACGCTGCGATCGGCCTCTCACCGATGGTCACGGGAGCCACCAGCGGGGCCAAGCACAAGACCTACGCCAATTACGGCGAGGCCCGCAAAGCGGCCTATGAGGACTGCCTTATCCCCATGCAGAAGGCGATGGCCTCCTGCTGGACGCAGCAGCTCCTCGAGCCGGAATTCTGGTCGGGGCCCGCGGCCGACCGCCTGCGGTTCGATTATCGCACGGTGCAATGCCTCGCCGAGAACGAGAACGAGCTGGGCGAGCGCGTCGGCAAGCAGTACCAGACCTACCAGGTGATCAAGCGCTCCGAGGCCCGCGAGGCCCTGGGCTACGACTGGGGGCCGGAGGACGAGGTGTACTTCGCCGAGGCGAACCCGGCGCCGGCGATGACGGCGGAGGCGCAAGGCGATGATGAGCCGGACGAGCCCGCCGCCGACAAGCCCGAGAGCCGCGTGAGCCGCGTCCTGGGGCTCTTGGAGACCCGGCTCAGCCATAACGGCGACGGTGCCTGGCATTCCGATGGAGACATGAATTGACACCCTTGAAAGCGCCATTCCCGTGGTTCGGCGGCAAGAGAGCGGTCTCGTGCTGAGCATAGCAGAGCGTACCGCGATCCTCGCCGGGCTCTACCTACTGCGTGCCCGGACCCCCGGCACGCCCCCGGGCGACCACGACGAGGCGCACGCCAACAACACCTTCCAGCTCCCCGAAGGGGCCCCGCTGCGGAAGAAGATCAAGGCGTTCGGGCGCCGCCAACTCAAGAAGATGCTGGGCACGCTTCCGGCGATCGGCGAGCCCCTCCCGCCGCAGATCCCCGCCATGACCCCCTGGGACGCCCCGATGACGGCGGCCTTCGTGCCGCTTATCTCGGCCTACTGGGACGAGGCCGGAAAGGTCACGCGGGAGCGGCTGGGCCTGGACCCTGACGCCTGGGAGGTCCACGACCCGCACCTGCACGAGATGGTTCAGAAGCAGACCTTCAGCTTCTGCGAGGAGACCAACAAGACCACGCATTACGAGCTGGGCGAGGCGCTCCAAAAGCTCCGGGACGAGTTCGACCAGGGCCTGCACGAGGGCGACCCAATACGGGAGCTGAGGAAGCGCGTGCAGGGCGTCTTCCAGAACCTCGACGACTACCGGGCAAACATGATCGCCCGCACCGAGGCGAGCCGGGCCGTCCACCGGGCAAGCGCGCAGAGCGCGGCCGAGAGCGGCGTCGTGAAGGCCAAGAAGTGGCTCGCCGCCGCCAACTCGTGCGACAAGTGCCGGGAGTACGAGGCCAAGACCGCCGCCCATCCGATCCCCCTTACGCAGGAGTTCGATGTCGTCGGCAGCCATCCCGAGTACGCAAGTATCAAGGACCCGCCGGGACACCCGCATTGTAGATGTTCAATTGCCTATGTGTTAATAGACGAGTACGCCAGAGAACTCCAGGAGGACGGCACACCGGAAGGCTACCAGCCCGGCAGCCTTGGTCCGGACCCTGAGACCAGCCCGAAGAAGGAGCAACCCGACCTGAGCGTCAAGAAGCCCTCGTACGAGGACGGCATCCCCAGCTTCACGCCGTCGAAGGCGACGGTCGCCAAGATGACCCGCCAGGAGAGGACAGCGCTCGCCCACGCGACGGTGACGACCTTTGGCGAGAAGCGGACGCTGAAGCAGCTCGCGGCCATGACCGGGGCGCCCGACGACGCGACGGTGACCTTCAGCACGCTCGCCGGCCAGATCGAGTATCACGCGAGCGGGCCGAGCCTGAAGAGCATGAGCGGAACGCTGATGAAATCCGCGGGCGACGGCAAGGTGGTCAATCGGATTGGCTGGGTCAACGCGAGCGGGCCGAGCCAGCGCACAGGCACCAGTATTCATGGCAGGATGGTCGAGCATGGGGCAATGCACGGGATCGATCGGCTCTCACTTGATGCCGCACAAGGGGCGAATCTAGTTGGGCACCGTGTCTGGCCGATACTGTGCTATGACGGTCCCTTGCGGTCGGATACGCTGGCCGAACTGCCGGACTCACTGAAGGGTGCAAAGACGATCCGCCAACTCATGCTCACCGAAGGCGGCTGGGATTGGTGGCTTGCCAATCCGAGAAATATGGACATGAGCTTCGACCTGAAGGTCGGCAGCAAGAACCGGATTGCCTGGGCCGGCTACTGGAAGAACCTGTCCGAAACGGAGAAGGCCAAGGTGAAAGGGAAAAGGAAAGCCCCCACTGACTCAACTCAGAACGAGAAGTATCCCAACACGCTGGGCCTCACCGACGCGGACGTTGAACACGGGCTTCATGTGCTGCGGCGTCAGTGCGTTGAAGACGGCACCCTGGACGAGGTGAACACGCAGCGGGCCGTGATGGGCCTACCTCCCTGGAAGATCGACGCCTGATCTGATTCACACCATGAGCCAAATCCACACCCACGGCCGGCGGCCCGCGCCGATGGCCTGCGTATGCCCCCAGTGCGGCCGTGAGGCCCTCGACCTGGGCGGCACCCCAGGGGGGTTCCCCCACCAGTTCCACTGCCAGACTTGCGGGCGAGTCGGTATCGAGCCGGTCAGCCTCAAGCACTTCCTCCACACCGACGGTCAGGGGTTCGCTGTCGATCCCCAGCCGAAGCCAGGCACGAATATCCGCTGGGCCTGCGGCATCGTCCCAGGCTGTACCCACGAGACCCAGGCCGACGCCGAAAAACACCGCAGGAGCCACCTGTGAGCCGCCATCTCCGCTCATACCCGACCGAGTATCGGGAGAAGTCTGATGACCCCAACGGATCGTTCGAAGGCTACGCCGCCTGCCTGAACTCGATCGACGAGTACCAGACCATCATGTCAGTGGGAGCCTTCGATAGGGACCTCCCGTTCTTCCGCGAGCGAGGGTTCTGCGGTGGCCTGAACCATCGGTGGGACTCGCCGATTGGCAGACCTATCTCCGCCGAAGTTGACGAGCGGGGCCTCAAGGTCCACTGTAAGCTGATCGACACGCCGCACGCCCGAGAGGTCCGGGAGATGCTCAAGCAGAAGGTCTGCCAGAGCATGAGCTTTGGTTTCGATGACCTGGAGCGGCAGTACCTCGACGATGAGAAATCGGTCATGAGCTACTGGGCCGGCTGCGGCTATGAACCGAGCGAGCAGGATCTGGACCGCTGTAAGAGAGGCGCATTGCTCTTTACAAGAGTCAAGATATTCGAGGTTTCCCCGGTCATGGTGCCGGGAAATCAGAATGCCGACGTGACCTCGGTCCGGGCCGACGAGCCCGGAGAAACGACTCACGAAGAGGGCCAAGAGCCCACCCGCTTGGCGGTGCGCGCTGGCGGATTCCTCACCCTGGATGAGCACTTCAGGACGGTGCAGGCCGCCGTCGACTCCCTTTCCGACCGTATCGAGCAGCTCGCCGCGCTGCGTGCCAGCGACGGACGTCAGCTCCCCCCCGAGCGGAGGGCCTTCCTCCGCAACCTTCGCGACCGACTCGACCAGGCTTTAGCCGCGTGCCAGCCAAAGCCCACCGCCGCCGAGGTCGCCCAGCTCCGTAGAGACCTTTTTCTTCTCACATCCTGACCACCGAAGAGGCTGGCACTATGACCCCCAAGCACAAGGAACTCCTTGCGCGCTTCGATACGCGCACCAAGGAGCTGAACAGCTTCCTGGAAGCCAACCAGGACTTGAGCGCGGCGCAGTATGCCGAGGCGACCAAGATCCGCGACGACGTTACCTCCATCAAGGCCGAGATCGAGCAGTGCAAGGCCACTGAGGCGCTCGCCGGCGAGGCCGCGCAGTTCCGCAGCTACCTGGAGGAGCCCTCCGGGATGCGCCACCAGGTCGGCCAGACCCGCGCCATCGGCAGCACCAAGGCCGGCTCCGTCACCCTGGCCCCCCGGCAGAGCCGCGCGGCACGCCAGGCCCGCAAGATCCTCAATGACTCCGGCGCCGGCGTCTTCGGCCAGAAGGCGTGGGACGCGGTCCAGAGCCCCGAGTATCGCAAGGCGTTCTGCGCCTACCTGCGCGGCGGCGAGCGCACGGCGGGCGTTCACTTCCGGAACCTCGAAGAGGGCCTGGACCCCTCCGGCGGCTACCTCGCACCCGTCGAGGTCATCTCGAAGCTCATCGAGAAGAAGCCCACGCCGACCCGCGTCGCGGGCCTCTGCGACACGATCAACACCAGCCGCGATGCGATCTCCTTGCCCCGCGTCAACTACACGACCAACAGCACGGACGACGCCAACGGCTATATCTACACCACCGGCTTTCGGGCCACGCTCACCGATGAGAACCCGACGTCGGACACTCAGTCTGTCGTCAACGACACCGCCCTCTTCGGCAGCGTCCGGGTCTCGGTGTACACCTACCTGATCGAAGGCATCCTCACCAACAACATGGTTGAGGACGCGATGTTTGACCCGATGGCCTGGATGAGCGGCAAGTTCGCCGAGACCATCGAGCTGCTCAAAGACAACCTCCTGATCAACGGCACCGGCGCAAGCCAGCCGATGGGCCTCCTGGCGAACCCCGGCGGCAGCGACACGCTCACCTATCCACCGACGATCGCCTCGGGCGCACCCACCGCCCCGTTCCTCACCGCTGACGGGCTCGTCACCCTCACCGAGGGTATTCCCGAGCAGTACGACGCCAACATCCGCTACCTCTACCAGAAGACCTCAACGGGCGTCACTGTCCGCACCCTCAAGGATGCCAACGGTCGCTACCTCTTCTCGCGCGGCATTGGCGACGACACCGTTGTCGTCGGCCGGCAGTCCAGCCTCAACGGCTACCCTGTGATCCACTCCCAGTTCATGCCCGCCCCGGCAACAAGCGGCGCTGGTCAGTACCCGGTCGTCGCTGGCGACTTCAGCGGACTCACGCTGGTCAATAGAGTCGGGTTCAGTATACAAGTTTTGAGAGAGGTGGCCGCTCGCCGCAACCAAGTAATCTTACTCGGTAAAAAATCCTGCCGCCTCGCCGCGTAAGTGGCGAGTGAACCACGAGGCTAAATGCTGGAAAACCTGGAACGTATCCGCGAGTACCAAGATGTTGGTAACAATCTCAGCGGTGACCCAGGCAATCAGCAGGGAAGGCCGGGCAACCGGAACCCTCAACGACTATACGCCTCGCTCCTCGCAAGAGGATGAAGATAGAGTCTGAACTGCACGGCGACGTGCAGAGCCTGGCAGAAATGACCAGGCCACGGCGAAAGCCGGGGTAACAGCCTGAGAGTAAGATTTGGTGCGCAAGTGCTCGAACCTTGGAAACTTAGGGTGCTGCGCGTGGGTGCCGCGGGTAGCGGCAGCACTGGGCTCTAGTTCTCTTGTGTGGAAGTCGATTTAGCTCGGCGCCTGTTTGCTTCAGCGACGGCGGGGCAACTCCTACCCTGGAGAGCGGCCGCGATCTTGGCCCTGGTCTCAGGGCTGACAACGCGGCCGCGATTAGCCGCCGCCGTCTTGGCTACAGCTTCCGGGCTGCGTTTCCTTCCACGAAGACGACCTTTATTCGCCGCTGATATCTTGGCTCGGGTCTCATCGCTTACGACGTGCCCTTGGAGCTTCGCGGCTAGCATGGCCCTGTAATTAGGGTCCTGGTTCCTCCTGGCCTGACTCGCTTGCCACTGAGGGTCCAATGCCTTTTGTCGATTCGCTTCGGCAATTCCCGCGCTTCCTTCTGGAGTCATCTTGTGGGGTTTGCCCTTGCATATGACCCCGACCCGGCGAGCAGCGTCAATCATCTTTTGCCGTATCTCCGGATCCTGGTAGCGTCGGTGTTGCGCGGCGGCCATCTTCGCCTTGGCGTCATCGGTATGTCTTGGTCCAGGCAGGCCCGTCTTAGAACGTGACAATTCGGCCAGCCCTTTCACTACCTCCTCCTGTGCTGGCGATAGCGGCTTGTTCCTGCGGGCCGCCTTCATCTTGGCCTTGGTTTCAGGGCTGAACACCCTTCCAAGATGTTTAGCTCTGATCCTGGCTTTGGTCTCTGGCGTGACAACGCGACCCTTGCGAGCTTCCGAGTATGCAGCCCTGGTCTCCTCCGAATGCTTGAAGCCCAACTGTGAGCCGGCGGTGGGGGATGTGTTGTAGCCGTGGCGTGGATTGCAAGCCTGAGCGTTGTCGAGATGCCATTGCTCGCGTTCGATGAGGACCGGCTGGTCGGCGTACTCGATGACCTCGAAGACGAAGCCGTCCGGGCCGTGCTTGTTCCAGGCCCGTTGCAGATACCGCGAGTGGTGCTTGCCCCTGTCTAGTTCGTAGACGTGGACACGCCACCGCTCGGCGAAGTCGACCGCCGACCCTATGTAAACCTTCCCATTCGCGAGGCAGCGAATGCGATAGATACCCGACGTGGTAGGATCGCTCTTAGACATGGGCCTTGCTCCTAACAAGGTTCGTGTTTAGGGGGCCGGGCGAGGATCAGTCGCCCGGTTCCCGCATCCTACCTGATTCGCATATCGACATCAAGATAGTTGATTACCCCACCACACACCCCTTCTTAAGGGATCTCCAACAATGGGACCGTTCCGCAATCTCGGCTTCTCTGCCTACTTCTACCGGGCCGTCAATGCGACGGCCGCCGGCACCACGGCTATCAACGGTACCTCGATCGACCTCCTGGGCGCATTCGGCGGGCCGTTCGACTGCTGCTGCTATATCGCCGCCTGCGGGGCCCTCACGGCCTCCCAGAACACCGTCCTCAAGGTCCAGTCGGCACCCGACAACTCGACCTGGAACGACGTGCAGGGCTCGCACCAGGGCCCGCCCAACGACACTCAGGGCAATGGCCTCTTGATCGTCGACGGCTACCGCTGGGGCCAGAGGTACATCCGCCCGGTGGTCGCTCGCGGCACCGCCAACGCCGTCATCGATGCGGTTATCGGCATCGCCTACAACGCGCACAGCCTTCCCATCACGACCCAGGACACCACCGTCGCCACCCTCCAGTCGGGCGGTACCGGCATGGCTTCCCAGGGCTTCTACGGCACCTCCACGACCGCCACCTTCCCGGTGAACGTGGTCGCCTACGGCGTCCAGGGCACGGCCTGATTCAGACCCTCCCGGCCTGAAAGGAGGGCCGCGCATGGCTACGCTTACTACCTACGATTTCGGACAACTCTTCTACCGCGACACAGTGTGGACGAAGCAGCCCAGGGGCGCGAGCCCGTGGGAGCGGTACAGCTCCAACCTCGCGGGAGCCCCGGCGAACACGACGGTTCTCTACGACGACTTCGAGTGCAACAACACCACGAAGACCACCGACATCTGGCAGGTCGTCAAGGGCACCGGCGGTAGCATCACACTGGCGGGCCCTGGCTCCAGCAACAACAACGGCTGGGTCTCGATCCCGACCGCCGCCGCCGCCGCCAACGACTACCAGACGTTCTGGACCCAGAGCGCTCAGTACGCCCTGTCGTCGAACGCCGGCCCGCTCCTCTTCGAGGTCTACCTCAACCTCACCGAGGCCAACACCAACAAGGCGAGCTGGTTCTGCGGCTTCAGCTCGACGACGACCACCGGCTTCCTCCAGAACACCGGAGCCCCGGCGGCCAACTACAGCGGCGCGGTCTTCTGGAAGGCCCAGGGCGCGATGGCGCTCAACTTCCAGACATCCAACGCCACGACCCAGACCTCGACCAGCTCGCCGATCGCGACGGTCGTCTCGGGCCAGAGCTACATCCTGGGCGCTTACATCGACCCCAACGATGGCGTCACCGCGAAGGCGACCTACTACGCCTCGACCGTCAGCGGCTCACCGTTGGCGATCAACGTGCTCGGGTCGGCCACGCTGAACCTCACCGTGGCCTCGCTGGCCTCGATGTACTTCGGCTTCGGCGTGCGCTGCGCCTCCGCCTCGGCCGAGACGCTGTTCGTCGATTACGCGCAGGTCTACGGCAGCAGGGTCCTCATCTGACAAGGGAGGGCCCATGCCCGCCGCATTCGACCAGACGGTGTCCGTGCCCACAGGTGCGGCTAACACCGTCGTCAAGGCCAGGGCCGGCCGGCTCCGCAACGTCCTCGTCACAACGGCGGGGACGGGCGCCGGCCAGGTCAATTTTTACGACAACGCGACCACGAACTCCGGGACCATCGTGGGGGCCATCCCCGCCACGGTCTCCATCGGGACCTGGTACACGTTCCAGATGCCCGTCGGTGCAGGCATCGTCTGCGCCAACGTCGCCAACGGCCCGGTCCTCACCGTCAGCTTCGATTGAGGAACCCATCGTCGTGCCCAGCGGCAACCCGCTACTGGTGACCGAGCTGTCGCTGTCTCAAGCGGTCTCGGCCCTGATCGCGTTCCAGTCGTTCATGGCCGGCTCCGCAGTCGCGGTCCAGACCCCGACACCGCGAACCGTCGCGGACTCTCTCCACAAGTAGGCAATCATGACCTGGGCCGCCCCACTCGAAACGAAAACGCAGGGCTCGACCGGTACCGCCGCGTCCCAATCCTGCACGCTGGCCACCAGCCCGGTGGCCGGCGATTTTCTCGTCGTCCTCTATGACAGCTACACGGGGTCCGGTGCGGCGGTCGCCTCGGCGAGCATCGCCGACAACAAGGGCGGCAACACCTGGACCCAGGACATCTGGTTCGACGAAAACGCCTTCGGCAGCGTCCGGTCCATCGCCATCTGGAGCACGACCGTAGTCAATGGAGGCTCCAGCTTCCAGGTCACGATCACGCCGAATATCTCAACCAAAGGGGACGTGACGATCCATCGCTATGGCTCCCCCGGCGGCGCGGTCTCCAGGGAAAGCGCACACGCCAACAGGGCAGCCACTGGAACGACATTAACAACGGGCTCGGTCTCAATCGCGACGGGTCCGGATCTGGTGGTCGCCATCGGCGGGTCTGACTTCGACCTCTCGACCTTCACGCTCACGCAGCGAATTCACAACGCCGGCGGCGCGGGATTGTTCTACGGCACCGAGGACAGCCTAAACGCGACATCGTCCGTAAACCCAGGCTTCACGCTAGTCAGCAACGGGAACTGGATCTGCGCGGCAGCGGCCTACTCCTACGCCGCAGGCGGAATCATGCACTTTTTCTCAGGCGAAACTGAAGAGCACCTCGATGTGCTGACGTTCTAACATGGCAACCGACAACGTAACACTCAACAGCGGCGCGGGCGGTGCCACGATGCGCGCCCTCGCCGACGCCAGCAATAACGAATGGCCGGCGTCGGTCACCTGCTATGCGACCACCCTCTCTCCGGGTGCGAACGTGCTCCAGGTCGTCACGGCCTCGGCCGGCCTGCCGGTCGCCCAGCAGGGGACCTGGAACGTAGGCATCACGGGCACGCCAGGGGTAACCGTCAGCGGCTCCGTCGCCGTCACCGGCACCTTCTGGCAGGCGACCCAGCCGGTCAGCGGCACCGTCACCGCGAACGCGGGAACGAACTTGAACACGTCGGCCCTGGCCCTCGAGTCCGGCGGGCACCTCGCGTCGATCGACACGAAGGTACCGGCCCTCGGCCAGGCCCTCGCCGCCGCGTCCGTCCCGGTCGTGCTCACGTCCGCCCAGCTCACGACGCTCACGCCTCTCTCGACCGTCACCGCGAACCAGGGCGGCACCTGGACCGTCCAGCCCGGCAACACCCCCAACACGGCGCCCTGGCTGGTCAACCTCAGCTCGGGCGGCAACGTCGTGACCATCAGCGGCGCAGGCGCGCTCAAGGTCGACGGCTCCGCAGTCACGCAGCCGGTCAGCGGCACCGTCACCGCGAACGCGGGTAGCGGCAATTTCACCGTGGTCCAGAGCACCGCCGCCAACCTGCTCTGCACGGCGAGCCAGGGCGGTACCTGGAACATTGGCACCGTCACGACCGTTAGCGCGGTCACCGCGATCTCCAACGCGCTGCCGGCCGGCACGAACCTGCTGGGCTCGATGGCCGTCGGTCAGCAGATCGCCAACGTCTTCAATGGCACCACTGCGATCACGCCGAGCTACGCGACCTTTTCGACCTCCGCCTCGGGCGCCACGCAGGTCGTCGCCGCCGTGGTGTCAAAGAAGATTTACGTGCTCCGCTGGCGCGTGTCGGCCAACGGCTCGACGAACGTGAACCTCCAGAGCCACACCACGACCGGCCAGGCTACCGGCCTGGCGTACCTCACGCAGTACGCCTCGGGCGGAGGCGCATATTGCCCCGCTGGCATCATGGCCACGGCGAGCGGCGAGGCCCTCGACGTGAACAACTCCGCAGCAATCGCCATCTCTGGCGAAGTTACGTATGTTGCTTTTTAGTAACTTGAGTTAACCAGCACATGGTCTGGCTCACCTGGCTTTCTAATCTCGGCATGGGCGGCGGTGGCGGACCCGTGGGGCCCACGGCGTTCCCCGACCCGTTCCGCGCTCTGGCACTCGCCAGCGCGGCGGACCCAGTCCTCGCGCGCGGCGCGGCGGTGGCGGACCCACTCAAGGCCCAGGCTCGGCCGAAGGCGGCTGATCCCTTCGCAGCGACTGTGACCTACAAGGGCGGTGCGATCTAATGGCAGCGGCAATCAGGGCCGTCCAGGGCCAGAGTGAGACCTTCACTCTGACGCTCTCGGGCGGGACATATACGGGCAGCGAGACGCTGGCGGGAACCGTCAGCACGGGGACCGGCGAGCCGGCTCTGCTATCGCCCACGCCCGTCTGGACGCCCGGCCAGAGCGTCTACAAAACCGTGGACGTGGCCTTCACCGGGAGCGACCTCGCGACCCTGGCACCCGGCGGCTACATTCTCAATGTCACCGTCAACGGGGCCGGCGGTGCGTTCGTCAGCTTGCGGGTCCTGCCCGGAGTCGGCACCACTGCGGCAATCCGCACGCTGGTTACCCCCGGGCAGGCACTCGCCTTCAACTCCGACCTCGCCACCAACCAGGCCCAGCTCGACGCCCTGGCGCCGGCTCTGGCTGCGGCAACGCGCGTCATGGAAGCGTACTGCCGCAAGGCCCTCGTTCTGACCTCATTCGATCGGATCTACCGCCCAGGGCGAACGCGGAAGATTTACCTCCATGCCTGGCCCGTCGCTCCGGGCCTGCGGATCAAGGTTGATCTCTCGACCGCGTTCACGATCACTAACACCTCGATCGGCACGTACCAGGTCGGCTACTCGTCGATGACCCCGACGAGCTACTACTCCTGGACGCCCAAGACGCTCTCCCTGACGACGATCGATTCGTCGAGCAATCAGGTCGTCGTCCCCCTGACCCTGGCCTCCTACGCCAACATAGGGGCCCTCACCGCCGCGATCAACGCCGCCGGCAACGGCTGGTCGGCCGCCATGATCGGCAACTCCTACAACTCCTCGCGGCTCTCGAGCTGGCCGTGCTCCGAGCTGCTCTATGATCCGGGCTGCCACGGGGCGCTCAACCAGCAATACGACGTCTACGTCTACACGCGCGACATCGTCCGCTACGGCATCGATTTCAATCGCGGGACCGTCGAGCTGACGGAGAACCGGCCCGAGGCTTACCGCTACCCCGACCGCGCCTACGGAATCGGCTTTGGCTGGAGCTGGTCGGCCGCCGCCGAGCCCCGCCACGCGGGAGCCCGTTGCACGTACCAGGCCGGCTACGCGGTGCAGGCCGCCGACATCGCGAGCGGAATCGAGCCGGCCCCCGAGGACCTTCAGTACGCCGCCGTGCTCACCGCCCAGTCGATCCTCGCCACGACCCCGCTCGTGGGCCCGGTGAATTCCCAGGCCGTCAAGGATCGCTCCTACGACCTGGTGGACAACCCCGAGGTCATCCCGTGCCAGGCGAGGAAGATCCTCGACCAGAAGTACGCCAACTACCGCTTCGCCATGAACTGAGGTTCCCCGATGCCGTGGCCCGCAATGCCGAGCCTGCTGCTGTCTGAGGTCGTCTCCGTGGTGCGTAACACCTGGGGCCAGGACGCCGACGACGCCCGATCGATCACCGCGCAGACCGTGACCTTCAACGTCCCTGCGGCGGTCCAGCCTGGGACCCCGGTGCGCGAGGCTGGTACCGGCGAGGACAGCCTCTCCCGCGTGACTCAGTACGTGCCGTACACGGTGGACTTCCAGAGCGACCCCGGCCTCCAGGCCGACGATGAGATCCTCTGGACCGATCCGCTCTCGGGCGTCACTCACACGATCATCGTCGAGGGCTCCCGGAACCTCGGCCAGACCTCCGGCTTCCAGGTTGAGGGAATCGAGCGTCTCTGATGGCACTGACATGGAACTCCGGACCCTTTGAGCGATACCTCGAGGCGGAGCTGGGCCGGCGTCTCGATGCTGCGGCGATCGAGGTGCAGAGCCACACGCGGACCCTGCTCTCGAAGGATGGGACCGGGAAGCGTAAGAACCGCGTCAGGAACAAGGCCGGCAAGCTCGTCAAAAGCAAGAAGCTCGTCTACAACGCCAACCCCTCCAAGCCAGGCGACCCGCCAGCCCTCCAGACTGGCCGGCTGCGGGGCTCGATTGCCTGGGACAAGCCCAGCCTCTACGTCCGCCGCGTGGGCCCTGGCGTGAAGTATGGACGCCCGCTGGAGCTGGGCTCACCCAAGACTCACCTCTTGCCCCGGCCGTTCATGGTGCGGGCTCTCAAGGAGCGTGTCGCGCGGATCCGCGCGCTGATGCGCCGACCGCTGACCGGGATCTGATCTGAATGTCGATTCTCAATTTCAGCGAGAACTGGGACGGCGTCACTCCGCCCGCGATACCAGCCGGGTGGAACGTCAGCGCCCAGCTAACGACGTCCGCCCTGGGTGCCGCGCATTCCGGCCCCAACGTGCTCAGCATGAGCGGGTCGGCCTCGACCTGGTACTACGCGACCTATGGCACGGGCGATAGCTCGGCCGTCCAGTTCCAGCTCACGGGCTACATGCAGCCCCTAACGAAGACGAACCCCGCGAGTGTCGCGCTGCTCTTTAACGGCTCGAACACGACGCTCGACCACAGCACGACCAGCTACTACCAGCTCAGAATCTTTCAGACCCAGATCGTCGGCCCTCCTGATGCAGGTGTGTACCTGGAGAAGGTCGTCAGTGGTACGACGACGGTACTTACCAGCACGTCCAGCGGCATGTCCTGGGGCGTGTGGTATGCGGTGCAGATCCAGGGCCAGACCAGCGGCTCAAACATGCTGGTCACCGTCACCATCAGCCGCAGCTCCGACGGCTTTTTTTACAACAGCTCCGGCGTCTTCCAGTCGGGTTTCGCCAACTGGCTCACGAGCTACTCGATCAGCTCTGCCCTCACAATGGGCACCTATGGATACGCCGGCTACTCCGCCAATGGCACCGGCATCTACTTCGACGATTTCTCCATTCTGACGTCGGACACTACCCCCGCGTTCCGCCAACTCGTCTCTGTCACCAGGCTCCCCGGAGCCTACTACCTCGACCCGTTCCGATAGGAGCCTCCCACGATGGCAGGTGTTTACGCCTCAGTCTCATCCGGCCTTGTGAGCATCACCGGCGGTAGCCCCCAGACGGTGCTACAGTTGATCGCCCCCACCAACCAGCGCCTTCGCGTGACTCAGTACGAGATCATGTTCGACGGCGTCAACTCCGCCAACACGCCCGCGAGTGTCCAGATCATGCGGCAGACGGCCGGCACGTTCTCGACAAGCGTCACCCCGAAGAAGCGGAGCGAGTCGTCCGCCACGGGTGAGACGCTCCAGGCGACCGCCAAGACCGGGCAAACGGTCGCGGCCACCGCTGGCGACATCCTCCACGACTGGTTCGCGCCAGTCTTCGGCGGCTTTGTGATCGTCCCCCTCCCGCCCGGCCAGGAAGACATGGTGCAAGGCGGCACGATCCTCGGCGTCCTGGTCAACCCGGCCCAGACGGTCGACGTCAAGGTCACGATCCTCTACGAGGAGTGAGACCTGACCCGTGGACCTGATGCGGATCAGTCGCGGCCGGCGCAGGCCGGTCGCGATCTCTACCTATCAGGCCCAGACTCAGGGCGCGGGAGCAATTCCGCACCCCCCGATCGTGGTGCGCCCGCAGCGTGCGCGGCGGATCATCTTCCCGCACACGTACCGGACCCTGCCTCTGGCAGGGAACCAGATCCCGCCGCCGCCGACAGGCTCGAACCCGCCCTGGCCGATCGTCATCAAGCAGCGGATTCGGCTACCCCGTCGGGCCCACCTCATCCTGGGCAAGGGCTCCCCGCCCCTGGCGACCACCGTCAGGCCGCCCACGGAGTTCCTCACCAGGCCGCGGCGGGCGACAGCGATCCCGCCGCAGACCATCGTCAAGACCACGCGGCTCCCCGACGTCCCCCTTCAGCGGATCGTCGTCACGCGAGCCGCAGCGGCTCCGCGCCGCCTCCTCCCGGCAACGTCCTCGACGCCGGTTCGGCGTGGCCCTGGAAGCCCGCCATCGGGTGGTCTCTATGTCACGCCCATCCCGATGATCGGCCGAGGCCGGCCGTCGTCCAGAGTACGCCCGACCATCCAGCAGGACTACGGCTCCGGGCTGCCTCTGGTGATGCCCTGGTATCGGGTCATGGCGCAGATCCGGGCCGTTCCCCAGCCCCGTCGAGGTCGGCCTGTCGTCACGCAGTCCCGGATTCAGACCCAGATCCCGATCAACTACCCCGAGCTCACCCCGCGTCCGCGCGCGCCATTCTACCCCCGTCATCCGCTCATCCTCAGCTCGGACGCGGTGACACCGTGGGTCAGCTCACGGCCCCTGCCGGTCGTGGTGCGTGACTTCCGCGTCCGGGGCATCTTGCCTCGGCTCGTGAACGCGAGCCCGCAGGGGCGGCTCCCAACGCTCGCCGTCGCCCTGCCCAGGCCGAGGCCGGCTATCGTGCCTCCGCTCCGCAGACGGCCCGCACTGTGGCCCAAGCCGATGATCGTCACGCCGCTGAACACGAACCAGAGCAATCCGGCCGGCGACCTCGTCGCCGCCGCGATCGCCTACCTGCGCAGCTCCTCGCTCCCGAGCTTCGGCGACTCGCCGACCACGCCGAAATACTTCACCGATCTCCAGCCTCCGGGCACGGCCGTCCCGTACATCGCGTTCGATTCACCCGATGAGGAGCGGACCTACGAGAGCGACGGCACCTGGCTCGCCGAGGGCACGCTCACGGTCGAGATCGCCTGCGGCAACACCACGCCAGGCGGAGCCAAGACGTCGGCTCGCCTCCTCGCCGAGGCGGTAAGCGCCATCCTCCAGGACGCGCCGCTCTTCTTCACCGAGGGCGACCTCATCTACTTCCGCCGCAGCGAGCGGAAGTACCGGGCCATCAAGGAGACCGGGCCGGGCTCCAACATCGTCATCTACAAACGGCCCATCGAATTCAAGTTCTTTTATGAACAGCGGCAGCAGTAAAGGGGCCTCCCATGCCTGATCGTCTGAGCGGCAAGCAAAGTTACTTCACCTACAACGGGTACCAGATCCCGATCGACAAGCTCGAGATGAAGGGCGAGCGCCAGAACGTCGACTCCACCGACAGCGGCGACTACGACCTTCAGACCGACCAGGTCTACCCGACGCAGATCCCCGTCACGTCTCGGGTCACCGCGACGATTTCGGGCAAGTTCCGCAAGACGTCCGTCGGGCCGGTCTTCTGGTACTCGATCTTTACCAACCTTACCGCCGTCCCCTGCCAGTTCGGAGCCGACCTCGGCACGCTCTACGGGCATGGCACGTTCGACATCAACAGCTTTCAAATCACCTCCCCGCTTACCGATGTGGTGACCTACTCCGCCGAGATCATTTCCAATGGAAAGTTCTTCCCCAATCAGTGATCTCTCCGCGCTCACTGCCCAGCCGTCCCCGCTCAAGGTGCGGGGCCGGACTTACTGGGTCCACCCGCTCACGGTGGAGGAGATCGCGGGGCTCCAGAGCTGGGTTGACGCCCAGTTCCCCGACCCCTTCGAGCTGGTCCGCAACGAGCTGGACCGGCGCGCCTACAACATGGCCCAGCAACAGTTCCTGCTGGAGAAGGCCCTGGAGAAGGCCAGCGCGGGCCGCCGCCTGATCGGCACGCCGGAGGCCGACCGCGTGCTCCAGAGCATGGCGGGGACGCAGCAGCTCCTCTACGCCTCGATCAGGAAGGGCGACCCCGAGTTCACCGAGGAGCAGGCCGAGGAGCTGTCGCACTGGATGACCCTGGGCGACCTCGAACGGCTGCACCACGCGACCACGCTGTCGATGGTGTTCGCCGACCCAAAAGAGTCGAGCGGGACCGGGCCCGCGAATGGCAAGACGATATCCCGATCGAAGACAACCCGCCGATCGACTGGTGGAAGCTCTTCCATTCCGCAGCCGTCGAGCTGCACTGGCCCCACTGGGTCGTCGCCCGAATGACCCTGCCCCAGCTCCTCTGCGTCATGCACGAGCACCCACCGGGCCAGGTCGGCAGGATCACCAGCTTCGTTGAGATGCAGAGCCACCTCGAAGCCGAGGCGGAGCGTGAAGCAGCATGGCTTTCAAGATAGCTGACCTATTCGTCTCCATCACGGGCAACACCCAGGGCATTGATAAGACCCTGGACGGCCTGAAGGGCCGGCTCCTGGCCCTGAGCGGCATCGGGGGCTCGACTGCCGCCAGGCTGCTGGCTCCGCTCACGGCGATGGGAGGCGCGGCCGGACTGGCAGCCACCGGAGTCGTCGCCGTCGCTGCTGGCGTGGCAGCCACCGTCTATGGGCTCTCCAAGGCCGCGAACCTGGCCTCGGATCTGAACGAGACCGTCTCGAAGACCGACCAGGTCTTCGGGGCCAACTCGGCGAATGTGAAGGCCGCCGCCAAGGAGATGGCGGCGGCCTGGGGCATTCCGCGCAAGGAGTTCCTCGACTCAGCCAGCATGTTTGGGCTGATCGCCCAGGGCGCGGGCGTCGCCGAGAATGAAGCCGCCGAGATGAGTGTGACGTTGGCCAAGCTCGCGGCCGACGCCAGCTCGTTCTATAACGTGCCGATCGACGTCGCGCTAGAGAAGATGCGCGCCGGCCTCGTCGGCGAGGCGGAGCCGCTCCGCGCCTTCGGTGTGATGCTCAGTGAGGACGCCGTCAAGGCCAAGGCCCTGGCGATGGGCTTCAAGGAGCAGGGCGGCCAGATCGCGAACAACGCCAAGATCGCGGCCCGCTACGCGCTCATCCAGGAGGGCCTCGCCAAGGCCCAGGGCGACCTCGATCGCACCGGCGGCGGGTACGCCAACCAGGTCCGCGAGATGCAGGGTCGGCTCACGGAGCTGGGCACCACCATCGGCGAGGCGGTTTTGCCCGCGTTCACCGAGCTAGTCCGAAACGTCAACTCCGCGCTCAAGAGCCTCCAGGACTACCTCGACGCCGCCAAGTTCGGGAGGGGAATGCTCGCCACCGCCCTGGGCTGGGACGTTGGCCCCGGCGACCCTGGGAAGTTTGCGCGCGAGCAGCTCGAGGCGCTCGAGATATCCAAGCGGAACGAGCGTCAGCGGCAACAGGCCCTCGCTGATCAGGGCGTCAAGAAAGAGAAAGAGAAGGCCCGCACGTTCGGCCTTGAGGAATGGGTCAAGGAACTCCAGGGCTTCGGGTTCGGCAAAGACGCCTTGCCCAAGCAGCAGCTCGCCGTCGCCGAGAAGCAGCTCAACCAGCTCCAGAAGATCGCCGCCGCAGGCGTTCGATTTAACAACGTGCCGGTCCCCGGCCTGGCAGCCCACTAATGCCCTCCCCCTACTTCAAGATCAACGATGCCGATGTCGGCATTTGGATCGGCGAGGACGGTGCCCAAGGCGGCATCGTTGAGACCTGGACCGACCAGGGCCTGGAGGTCACGGTCTACCTCCACTGCGCATGGTTCGACCGGGCCAAGGTCTACTCGGGCCTGCGCGGCACCGTCGGCTGGGGCTCCGGCCCGATCGGCCTGGCGGCCGGCGGCACGATCCAGCGAACCGACCCTGCGGTGCTCCCCGTCCCGCCGAACTCGGCTTACCGCTGGGACCGCATGGTCTGCGTCGGCACGGGCGAGGTGCGGGGCGAGAAGTGGCGCACCGACCCCGACGGCTCAATCACCGGGGTCGCGGGATGGGGCTTCTACGTCAACGCGATCATCCCGGCCCGGTTCGCGGTCACGCCCTGGCAGACGATTGGCAACATCGGCGATGGAAGCGGGAGCGCCGACCCCGCCGATCGGAACGACATCTCGGGTCAGCCCTACACCATCACCAAGATCCGCACGCAGGGCGAGGTGCTCTGCCCGCCGCACGGCACGTACTTCTGGCCCAACGGCAACGCCGTTGATGAGAGCCACATCGGGATCATCCGCGCGAAGCAGGAGATTTCGATCACCCGCGTCTACATGCCCAGCGTGCATGTCGCCGAGATTCAGAGCTGCATCGGCACCATTAACGGCAAGCCGCTGCGGATCGGCGATTACACGTTCCCCAAGGGCTCGCTGATGATGGCCGGCTGCGAGAGTGAGCCCTACGGCGATGTGGGGATCGGCCTCCTGGCGCACGACATCCACATCACGCTCCTGGGCAATGGCCTCGATAACAAGCCGCCGGACGGGAACGACCACATCCAGGACTTCAACTACATCATGTCGCCGGACGGCACATACCAGAAGATCGCCGACAAGCAGGGCAACACGCCATTCCCGTATGTGAATATGTGGTACAACATCTGGCCCGAGTTCTACCAGAAGGGGAACTGAGGATGTTTAGGCACTCCTTCCCCTTCCGCCCGCAGGAGCCGGGCAAGTACATCCGGGCCAAGACGATCAACCAGACGCTCTCCGAGGTGGACCGCCTGGCCAAGACGAAGCCCGCCACCGGCTGGGGAATCACAGGCACGCCAGGGGGCCTCGTCCTCCGCATGGCGAGCATGCTCTTTATGCTCGCCCAGACGGACAACAACGGCCTCACGGCGCGAGGCGGGGCGAGCATGGGCTCGGGAAACGCCCTCTACGTAGGTCTCAGCCAGGACGCCAACGGCACCTGCACCCTCCTACCCGACGCGGACAAGACCTATTTCACGGTCTACAACTTCTCAAGCCAGGCCGTCGCCGCCAACGCCTACATCATCTGCCTCAAGCTCTGCGGCATCCTGATCGTCATCTGGGAAGACTGCCCGACCTGACATGAAAAAGAACCAGCCAGGCTGCCCGTGCTGCCGTGGGAGTGGAGGTTCAGGCCGCTGTTACTTCGGCTGCGACCAGAATTCAATTCCCGCGACGGACGTCAAGTTCTCGTTCCCATCTGGGTTCTGGTCGTCCATCGCTCCTGACGGCACGGTGTTCGGCTCGTACCAGCTCACCGGCGGATCAGGGACTCTCAGCCCTGGCTCCGCCTGCGCAAGGACGTGGAGCGGCTGCATCGGCTCCTACCAGACGTTCAGCGGAAACGGCACCCTTTTGGCGGACCTGTCGTGCTGGTGGGTCCTCAGCTTCAACGGCGACTGCACACTTTCCCTTACACTCACGGGCTATGTCGGCGAGGACTGCTCCTCGGGGACCCCGCAGTACCTCTATGGCCCCAGCGGCGTCCTCGGCTACCTCGCCGTCACCTCGTACACCAACGATCCCTTCTCGGTCACCTGGAACAACACGAACGTCCTGGGGGCTCCTCCGCCAGGGTTCGCAATGCCTACGGCAAGCGCCCCGGACGGCTGGCCGTCGCCGGGCGACACGGGCTGCGTCTACTGCGCCCCGCCGTGCACCGCGTGCTGCGGCGTTCACCTGAACAAGGGGACGATCACCGACTCCAACGGCACGTTCGCCTTCAAGAACAACAACGGGCCGATCTTCCAGAAGGCCGCGACCGGGCTCTGGACCGACATGATCACCTACCCGGTGGACGGCTGCGATAATTGCAAGACGCGCACGGCAGAGTCGCCGGGGACAGGAGCCTACTGGTACAACGTCTCGTGCATCGGCGACCAGATTTTCATCAACCAGCACTGGGCGACGATGGCCGGGCAGGGGACTTTCCTGTTCCTCAACCCCCAGTGCGCCGACGGCCTGGTCTTCAACTACCACTACGACGGCCAGCGGGTCTGCGACGTCAGCTCAACCGGGGGGGCCTTCACGCCCGCGTGCGGCCAGAAGATCACCGGCCAGGGCACGCTCAACTGGCAGGGCTCCGGGGTAGCCGCATTCGATCCGCCGCCGTCGTCGTTCTCGGTCGAACTCGAGTATGAGCAGCCCAAGCCCCAGTCCTGCTGCGGACCCTGCCCGGTACCGAACAAGGATCTCACGCTCAGCTTCCCGTGCCCGGATTGTAGCTGCCCGATCTCGCCCGTCACGCTGAAGTGGACGGGCGGCGGTTGGAGCTGGACGGGCACCCTGTACTATGGCCAGGGACTGCCGCCGCCGTGCTCGCACCTCGACAATCAGACCATACAGTTCCTTTGCGCCTCGAACCCTGACGGCACGCTTGGGTATTCGTTCTATGTGAACCAACTGGCCCTGTGGGGCGAGGCGTGCTCCTGGAACTGTAGCTGGCCGACCTCTGCCCTCGTCAACTACTCATGCAGTCCGTTTCACGCGGAGTTCAAGTGGTACCCGCCGCAGGGCGGAGCCCAAAACCCCGAGAGATGCTGCTGGTCGAGCTGGGCGGCCCTCTTCGGATACATCCTGCCTCCACCGCCTGACCCCGCCTACATCTGGCTGGTGATTGACGAAGCTCAATGAAAGACCGCTGCCCGATCTGCGGAGGCGAGGGATGCGCCACCTATCCGCTCATGGTCAAGGAGTTCGCCGCAGGACGGAACCGTGAGCACTGGCGGACGATCCACGACCAGATGAACGGCGTGGCTCCAGTCCCGAGTCGTCCCCAAGCGTCCCGAGTCGTCCCCAGCTCCGCCGCGATCCGCGCGACGCAGCTCGGCTTTCATCGGTGCTGGTTCTCGACCAAGGACAGCGAGTGCGGATGCTCGGGTGTCCGCTGTCACCTCAAGAAACGGATCGTCACCCTGAGTGACTGTGTTACTTGCCTGGGACTCGACAAATGAGCAACGAAGCCAACGCTATCCCCGATCCCCCCGTTATGGACGAGCCGGGCGAGGTCAGCCTCGCCGACCAGGCCGACCGGGCCGCCCAGGCCGCCGCCGATCTCGACCGGATCGACGTTCTTATGGTGAAGCACCTTCCCTGCGTGCTCGAGGAGCTGCGGCTCATGGACTCGTCGAACGAGATGTCGATGAGAGACCCCTCGGTGCGCGTGCTCCACGCCCGCGATATGGCTTACATCGCCCTCTGCGAACGCCTGGGTCGTGTCGCCAGGCGGGACCTGCCCGCTGACCAGGCGTAGCTCTGTGTCCTACACCTGGGACCCCCCCGAAGAGGCCCGCCGCGAGGCGGGCTCTTTTTGCGCGCGCAAAGGGGCCGGAGCGGCACTCACTGTAGGCAGCACATGCCTTCGGGCACGCTCCAGCCCCACTTCACGTACCAGCGCCCACCGGCGTCTTGGCTCGTGTGGCAGAAGGCCTCCTTGTCCGCGTGGTCGTCCCTGTGCCGGTGGCGCCCGACCTGGTCGCCACCGGCTTGGACGCAATCTGCGAGGACGCGATCCTCATTCCGTTGCTGAGCTTGGTGCGAAGCTCGGTGTCTGTCATCCCGAAGCACTTCGCCAAGTAAGCCCAGCACTGATTCTGCGTGTACAACTGACTCGTTGCCACTGGACCCCCTTTCATGAGGTGGACCGGCTGCTCCAGTGCACAAGTTACCATGGATCGGCGCAAGATCAACAGTGGAAAGCGCCTATGCTACCCCCTTCGTGCAGGTTGACTTCCACCCTCCGTTGGTCTCCGGAGCCAAAGGTTGAGGGTTCGAATCCCCCCGGGCATAGTGGCCGCGACAGGCGGCCAAGGGGCAGGCTCGCGTGATGCTCGAATGGACGCCCGGCTCCGCCTGGTGTACGTTTAGGCAGAATGAGAGGTCCTCGGGCCGTCCGTGGGTAGTCCGGCAAGACTAGAGCCCACGGGCGGTTTCCTTTTGCCCTTCGCGGGGTCACGCGGAAACAATCTCCGGGGGTCGTCCCCCAAATGTTCCGGAATTTTGCGCCGTTTGCGCCGGCTAGTTATGCGACTTATACGACAAGTGCGCAACTCCTTATGTGGCATCACTTCGGCATTCGGGCCAAAGCGTGATTTTTCGACGGTTTGCGGCGCAACGGCGCAAACGGCGCAAAAATCCCCACGTTAGGGGGCTACCCCCCTCTCGGCTCCGTCCAAACGATCGTGAACGCCCGATCACGTCCATGCGACTCGGAGAACACCACGTCGACCCCGTTCTTCCGCAGTGCCCCGCCGATCCGCCGGAGGTGGGCCGAGAGCGACCGTGGGCCCTTGGGCCAGCGCTTGCTTTCTCTGACCGATTTCTCGACCCGCTCGCCCAGCTCGGTCAATAGCGTCTTGCATGTCCCAGTCCAGGTCTCCCCGGCCACCTTGAACTCGAGCAGCTCCGCGGCGATAGGCGAGTCCTCGAGGACCGAGGCTCCTGCGGCTTCCCGGTTCCCTAGGTATGCCTCCAGGAAGTCCCCCTCCTTGTACCCTAGGGCCCGGCAAACCGCCTCGCCCCATCGTGCGAAGTCCGCCATGCGGGGAAGCTCCGCGAGCTTGACCAGGGGAAGCATGGCCAGCCCCCCGGCCACGGCGTCGAGGATCGACCCGAGGAGCTTGGGATAAGCGGCCTCGAAGGCGCCCCAGAACTCGCGCTCCTCGCGGCGAAGCTCCTCGGGAATCGGGCGGCAGGAGATCACAACCGCGCGGTCCAGGAGGTCGGCCCGATTGGCTACGTCCTCGATGGAGTTCAGCACGACCGGCCGGCAAGCGTCGATAATCGTCTCCTCGTCGTCGGAGTACATCTTCCGCGTGGAGAACCCGCCGCCCGTCGAGAGTCTGGATAGGGCGTCGGATAACCACACCGGCAAGCCCGAGAGATTGTCCAGCGCGATCACCCAGCAACTCTTCGCCGTCACCATCAGGTCGCGCAGCTCCTTCGGTGCGGCCCCTGCGAGTTGGGCGCGAGGGTCGACCAGCCGCTTGATAAGCCTCGTCGTGGTGGTCTTGGCGCTCCCCTGTTCCCCCGTCACGACCGCTACCGGGTAAGGACCAATGGGCGAGAAGTACGACGTAACCGCCGCGATGGTGAGGAGCCAGTCATGGTCCGTCACCGTCAAGAAGTCGCGGAGGGAACCAAGCGAGCCGCCCCGTTCAGGCACCGCCAGCGCACCGATTCCTCGCGGTCGCCGGAATCGTATTGGTGCATCGCCGGCGAGTTCCCACGCCCCGGGCCGGATCTTCACAAGGTTCCGGGCATCGTCGGCCAGGTCGAGATACCAGACTGGAGAGCGCGACGGCCCAGGCTCGGCCCCAACGCGGAGCGACGTTGTAAGGACAGGGACCGTCTCCTCACACATGGCCCGTGCGTCGAGTATTCCCAGGGCGCTCTCGATCGACTCGCCCGACGGCCCCCGACCCGTTTCGAGCCAATAGGCGTGCTTCAGCCACTTCTTGATGGCCTCGGACGGGATCGGGTAATGCTCAGCGCGCCCCTTAAGGGAAACGGTGGCAAAGGCGTCCCCCTCGGGCGTGCGGAATAGCTCGATGGCCTGCGCGATCCGCAGAAGCGCGTCGGCATGGCTCTCCTGCGACTTGGGGCGCTTCAGCTCGTGCCACGGCTCAAAGATCGCCACGGCCCTATCGAGGTTGTTCCCCGCCGACCACCGCTCGAAGTCCGGGAATTCCCCCGACCCGTAGCCGTCGAGCGGCCAGATCCTCGCCGCCGCCGCGTGGTTCTTATGGCAAGCCTCGGCCACAGCCTGGGCCTGCCTCCGGCCGTCCGGAGTGTCATGGGCGACGATGATATAAGAGCCGCGCAGCGCGACCCGCCCGAGCATCGCCGAATGATAGGTCGCACAGTTTAACCCCAGCTCGGTACGCGCGGCCATGTTGGCGTCGACCGCCTCGGGCCACAAGAACGTCCAATCCGAGAGGGTGTCAAGGAGCCTCTCGCGCTCGCGAGCCTCGCCCCCACTGTGTCCGGGATTTTGCGCCGTTTGCGCCGTTGCGCCGTCGGGCTTGCCGTTCGTGCTCATAAGGTGCCCCCTCTCACCTCGTCGAGCAGGCCAAGGAAGGTAGGCCACGGCACCCACGAAAGGCCCGCAGCCTCTCGGATCACGACTTCAGGCAGATAGCCGTGGGTCGGCATCACCTCGGCGATCCGCTCGCGGAACGCTTGGCGGCAGATCGAACATTCGCAGCAGGCGCGCTCTTGGGTGGTTGACCTCTGGCGCGCTGGCTGATAAGATGTGAGCTGATAAGATGTGAAAGGTTGAAACAGCGTGCGTCTTTTATGGCGCACTGCGGCCGTCAGCCGCCAGTGGGCGACTCTTTTAGGCTGGCTCATTGGTTCCTCGGGTTTAGCTGCTTGAAGAGTCCGGCAAGACTAGACTTCAAGCGGCCGTGGTTAGGTAAAACGTCCTCCGAACGACAAAACGAAGGCCGGCGCGGACCTGGAAGTAAGCGCCGGCCTTCTCACGTTATACTCATCTCACGATACGTTCAAGACTGGCGCTCCGTGCGCTAGACGATGACCCACCCTGGCCCGGCGCTCCAGCCGTGACACTCGATCCGCCACTCAAGCGGACTGAACACCCAGGCGGTCCCACAGGCCACTCGATCGCACGCGATCCAGTAGTCGCCCGCCGGGAGAAGCGGGACGGTCTCGAGCAGGTCGTCCTCGGTAAAACAGCTCACGAACCCTGGCCCTCCCTCGCCAATCAGGCCCAGCAAGTAGACGCCCCGATGTCCGCTCGTGAGCGGCCAGTATTGGGCATCCTCAACGTCCTCAAGCATCGCGGCGACGAACCGATCGTCAGCCCGCACTTCCTCGATTGGATCTTCCATCAAGCCACCCCGTTCCCATTGGTGGGCGGCTCCGCCGCGTGGATTGGTCCTGCGTTTAGGTCACGTATGAATTTCCCGACCTCGGGTAGCGCGCTTGAGACGTGCTCGGGCTTCCAATCTACGATCCGGTGCGGGTAGCCGCGAGCCTCAAACGTCTCCACGACCCAGGCGAGCACCGGGCCGGGGTTCTTGAGCTTGTTGACGAGGTAGTCATACAGCTCCCGCCCCGTGGTTGGGGCGACCGCCTTTGGCTGCGGCTTCGGCTTGGCGAGCCGCTCAGCGAACTCATCGAACGCGGCGTCCTGCGCGGCTAGCTCGTCGTCGTCGCGCTGGCGCGCCATGGCGGCCCGCGCCTCGTCGGCCGTGCGGTAGCGCGGCCGGAATTGTGGTGCCGGCCGCTCCCTCCTCGGCGCGGACGCGGCGGCCTCCATCGCGCGGGCGCCGTCGTCGTCCGCCTCGGGCGCGACCCCGGCCAGCCCGCACGCCTGGTACCGCTGCCAGTACGTGAGATTCGAGCCGACGTCGTGAGGGCGGCGCATATCGCAGAGGAGGGCCATACGCGAAGCCTGGTACTGGTCGGACGTGTGGCGGAGCACCGTCCGCAGATAGTGGCGCTCGCCGTCGCACTCGACCATGTGGGAGATGCTTAGCCCGTGCTTGGCCAGGGTAGGCCGGATCGCGTCATACACCGCATCGAGCGTCGAGTAACGGTAGCTGCGGCCCTCGCGGATCTGCGCGGAGGCATCGCGGGAAATTGGCTTGAACTCGGCCTGAGCGCCGCACAGGGCGGCGCTCAGGAGCCCCAGGGAATCGGATTGCAGGGGCAAGAGGGTGCTCACAGTTCGGCCCTCCGCGCTTCGAGGATTTGCTCGGTGGGATGACCGCCCGCGCTCGGGCGGCCCGCGCCGTAGGACTCAAGCATGCGCTGGTGCCGCGGCTCGCGGGCCATCGCGGCGTCCCAGAGGGCGCCCTCGGCCTCCTCGATCTCGGCGAGGTCGGCCCGCTCCTCGATCTGGTCCACGATCTCTCGTAGGCGGGCTAGGGCTAGTGCGATCGGGTCGTGGGATGGTAGTCTTGGCATTTGAAACTCCTGGTTAACACTGCTCAAACATGATGTGAATGCTGCCCCGGCCGGTGTTCCCGCACCGTCCGGGGCGTTTTCTTGCGCTACTTGGAGAGTTGCTTGGCATAGGCTAGCAAGCGCCTAAGCCTCGGAATTTCGTATTCCTCCCCCGCCCACGACCCTACAAGGTCCGTGATCTGGTTCTCCCACAGGTCGTCGGCCCGCTCGGTATGCTCCTCGTCGCCGCATGAGTCGCAGCAGTCGGGGAACTCCTTGTGTGCGTCGCTCTCGTGGTACTCCTCCTTGCACCGCCGGCACCTGCGGTAGTGCTTAGCGTGACACTTGGAGCAGTACCCGTCCTGCTCGTTGTACTCCTCCTGCGAGAGCAGCTCGTCACAGTCATCGCAGGCCACAAGGTCAAGGTCCTCGTCGGTCACGTCAGGCGGTTCTGGAGGGCTCGGGTAAAGGCCCCAATCGGATTGGCACGGGCCCTTGTGTCCAATGTCCACACTCATGGCTGGCTCCTTAGTTGGCTCGCGGGTGGCACTCCCACCCGACAACCCTATACTAGCGATGGCGAGTTTCTGTGTCAATAACTCACTCGTGAAGTTACCTATTGAAACCAAGTACAGACATGCTACAGTAGGGAGTAGAGCGGCACCGGGCCGCCCGTTAATCTGACATGGAGTGCTTAATATGTCTGCCCTTGCCGCTGAACTGGAAGCTCCCGAAACAGAGCGATCGACGGGTCGACCGAAGAAACCGCCCACTGACCAGGTGCGCATCGCATCTGACCTAGTCGCCCAGGCATGGCGCGTAGCCACGATGAAGGGCTATCGCGCGGCCGGCGACTTCTTGAGCGACCTCTTGCGCCCGATCCTCAATGAAATGGAGCGGGAACTACTTAGTGAGCGAGCCAAGCAAATGGGCCGACCGAAGCGGAGAACCAGGGTGTCGGGCGATGAGTGACGATGAGCCTGGAGAGTGACCATGACCAATACCAACGCTCGCCGCGCGCGAGCCGACCGCCAAGCCAGGGAGCGGCGGGCCAGCGTCAAGGCCGCCTGGCTCCTCCGGCAGAGGCTGCGCGCGAGCAGCTCCCCGGGCTGGCACCAGCACCGGCCCGAGGATGAGATGGTCGCGCAGATCCGCGAGCGCGAGTACGAGACCATGGCCGACGAGCACCGCCGGCTGCGAGACGCGATCCGTGATGCTAGGCTAGCCAAGGGGCGGCCCCTCACCTCCGAGGAATTGGAGGCATTATGACTGGCTACCCTGTTCGCGTGTTCCGCGACGGCACCTGGCAGAGCCTGGAGATCGACGAGCTGACCGACATCGAGCTGGAGGAGCTGGCCGAGCGCTTCCCGGAGGGCGGCTGGAACTGGGCTATGGGTCTGGCCAAATGGGTCCGCGACAACGTGCGGAAGGAGACCGTCGCCAATGAACCGCCCCGTAGTAGCTGAGCCCGCCGCCGGTTGGGCCCTCGACGAGAAGCGGCTCGCTCACATGGTCAGGTGCCGCGAGCCCGTAGTACATCGGGCGTGGTGCGGGAAGGCGCTATACGGGCCTATTGTCCAGCATATCGCTGAGTCAACCAGGCGGTGTGGCGCGTGCCCGCGTGAGAAGCAGCGGATTGAGGTGCGGGACACCCAGGGGAGGCTTTTCTGGTGACCGACGACGGCGAAGCTCAGACCGCCCCCATCGAGGAAGACCTCATCGAGGGGCCGCCCATTCCCGTGGAGCGGCTCCCCTGGATTCCCGCGCCCCTCCGGGACGAGATGGTAGCGATCCGCGTCTCCGCGATCGCGATGGTACCGCTGTCCGTCGAGGCCCGCCGTCGCGTGCTGTCGTACCTCGTGGATGTGTTTGATCTGGAGCAAACAGAGCACGATCCAGGCCCGCATTAAATGGGAGGAATTTTGGATGAGTCCGCGCAACTGGCCCAAAGAGATCAGCGAGCACCAGCCACGCGGCGAGTGCCTCTGTTTCGTCTGCCGCCACGGATTCCGTGGCCCCCATGACTTCAGCCGGGGACCAGCCGCGGTCTGCTGGCGATGTCTTCAAGTCTCCCACCACTGGGCACCGATGATTACTCGCAGAAAGGAGTCCGCGCATGAAAACAGGCAAACCCGCCCGCGTCCGCCTCAAAATGGTCAGGCTCGATAAGCGCGCGTGCAGACGGGCGACTGTGCTGATCCGCAACGATCTCGCGGTGAAGCTGGGCGCGGAAGCGTCCCGGCTCCATTGTGACCGCAGCACGATTATCGACCAGGCCCTGGAGCACCACCTCCGGGGCGTCAAGATCATGAACGAAGCGGCTGCGTAAACTCTCGCGGCTCGACCCTGGCGCATCGAGCGGTTACTCACGCGCGTACCACAGCGTCCCCCTCGGCAGGGGAGGGGAGGCGCGGACAAGAGGCCGGGCAACGAGCCCGGCCTCTTGTGTTAGGCGGCGTCGCCCTCTGACAGGCGGAGGGGAGTCTAGCTCGATAGGCTGTTGCGCTCAAGGTCGCGTCTGAGGTAGCGGAGCAACCCACGGAGGACCTTCGGGTTGTCGTGGGCATGGCCCAGGGTGGCATTACCAAATTTCGCCGTAAAGCCCCTGGCTTCAGCCATGGGGATATAAGGCGCGTGTGTTGTATTTCGTATTCATTCGGTTGATTCGATAGCTTCGGTCTGTATAATCGAAGCATGGAGTACAAGAGCAACCGGAACGTCGTCTATTCCTGCAAGTACCACGTCGTGTGGTGCCCGAAGTTCAGGCGTCCGGTTCTGACTGCCGGCGTTGATGACCGGCTCAAGGAAATTCTGCGAGACGTCGTCAACGAAACCCAATCGGAGTTGATTGAGCTTGAGGTCATGGCGGACCACGTCCACTTGCTCGTTGAGGTCGATCCTCAATTCGGCATCCACAAGCTCGTCAAGCTGGCCAAGGGTAGATCGTCCCGTTTTCTGAGACAAGAATTCTCCTGGCTGCGAAGTCGGTTGCCGACACTCTGGACCAACTCCTATTTCGTCTCGACCGTCGGTGGTTCTCCGTTGTCCGTCGTCAAGCAATACATCGAAAACCAGAAGC